ACAGTTGAGGTTTTAGATTCTGACCCTTTAGAGTAGATCGGAACTCTGTCACCTATCTCGCAACTCGTTTGAGTTATGAGTTTAGAGTTCCGTTCAACTCCATCGTGGAACTATCTCCGATGGCGTTTCAATATCACGTCCAGTTGCTTAAGGACATAGCGAAAGCGAGGGAAGATGCCAGCCGTAGAAATAAGAGGTAACTCTGACCTTCGCAAAGCTCTTCGTACTTTTGCTCCTGATCTTGAGAAAGCCTTACAGAAAGAAATGCGACAGGCACTTAAACCAGTAGTGGCAAAGGCTAAGTCTTTTGTTCCCAATGAAGCACCTATGCACAACTGGGCTCCTCGTTCTTTCTCCGAAGCAACGTTTCCATTCTGGAATCCTTCTGTAGTAAAGAGCGGCATTACATATACAACCAAGGTAAACCAACGCAATCGCAATGGATTTACCTCGATGGCTCGTATTATTAACAAATCTGCCGTGGGTGCAATCTACGAAACAGCAGGACGTAAGAACCCACAAGGTCAAGTCTGGGTTGGTCGCAACGCTGGTGGTACAAGTAAGGGCGTTTCACGATCTGTGAACCCTAGTGCTGGCCAGCAATTTATCGACAATCTTCCCGAGTTAATCTCAAGCCACAAGGGTCGAGGTCGCCTTATTTACCGCGCTTGGCGAGATAGCAAGGGCGTTGCTGAAGGTGCAGTAATGAAAGCAATCGACAAAGCAACTACAGAGTTCTACGCAAGAAATAACTCTCAACGATTTAGGAGAGCTGCGTAATGGCATTTCCAGATATTCTCATTGGTTCCAAGTTTGACGGCAAAGGTTTTAAGCAAGCCGAAACAGCACTTGGGAAGTTAAATAAGAACGCTAAAAGCCTTGGTAAGACGTTAGGCGTAAGCCTTGGCGCCGCTGCGGTAGTTGCCTTTGGTAAGGTGACAGTCAAAGCTTTCATGGACGATCAGAAAGCTGCTGCTCAACTTAGCAACACAGTTAAAAATCTTGGACTGGCTTTTGCGGACACTGATATTCAGAAGTTCGTCGAGAAATTATCTTTAGCAACAGGTGTGGCAGATGACGACCTTCGTCCAGCCATGCAGAAATTACTTCAGACCACAGGTTCAGTTATTGAAAGCCAGAAGTTACTTACAACTGCTATAGACATTTCTAAGGGCAGTTCAACCGATATGGCTACTGTCGCTTCGGATTTGAGCAACGCCTTCGTGGGCAATAACAAGGGACTTAAGAAATATGCTTTAGGGCTCAGTGCAGCTGAACTCAAGACCGCCTCATTTGATAAAGTTCTCAAAGCATTTAATAAGAATTTTGCTGGAGCAGCCCAAGCGGATCTTGGCACAGTTGCAGGGCAATTTAATCTTATTACTAATGCAGCCAAAGAAGCAGAAGAAACCATTGGTAGCGGTCTCATTGATGCGTTCAAGACTCTTACGGGCGATACGGGAATTACTAACCTCAGTACCAAGATAAGCCAATTAGCAACCAATATTGCTGACTTCTTCAGAGGCTTGGCAATCGGATTCCGCGACTTGGCTAATATGCCAGTTATTAAGCAACTCTTACAGTTGGCTGGTCTTATGCTCAAGTTGGCTGGTAAAGTTGCTGGGGCAGTCATCAACCCGTTTATCGAGGCTGGCAAAGCTTCTACTGCTAAAGGCTATGGTGATTACGCAGGTAGCACAGACGCAGTCACTCGCGCCAAGAACGCAGCAGCAGCAGCCAAAGCAGAAGCAGCAGCCAAGAAACGCGCCAAAGAACTATTGGCAGCACAGACCAAGAACACAGCAGAACTTAAAAAACAAGCCGCTCTTAAGAAAGACGCTGGAATCTTTGATATGCAGCGAATTGAATTGATAGCCGCGCTCAAGGGCAAACTATCAGACGAAGATCGTAAACGTGCTGAACTTCAACTGGCATTACTTGATGGAAATGTCGCAGAAGCGGATAAACTTACCAAGCAGATTCTTATGGCTCAGGACGCTACTGGCAATCTTTACAAGTATTTCCAGCAGACTCCTGATGCCAAGAACCCTTTTGGCTATTTAGATACTTGGATTAAAGATTTTCAAACTAAACTTAATAACTTGCAAATACCCGCAATCGCGGCACCTTCTACCGGCACATATACACCTGCCGGTTTAGCGCCCGAATTAGCCGCTATAGGCGTTGTAGCGGGCTATGGGGCAGGAATACCTATGACCGTGGCTAATCAGGCTTCTACGACCCTTGGAAACGGTTTATACGGCATGCAGACGGTTCCCGACGTGGGCGGTAATGGCAGCAGTTCTGCTCCAGTCATTTACAACTATTTTGGCGGCTCAGTCGTTACAGACCAGAAACTTATCGACCAAGTAATGAACGGCACACAGCTTGCAAGTCTCTCTGGATCACCTAGCCAAATCGGTAGAATCGCAGGTATGTTCGGACCATGACATTACCAGCACAGATAGCCGTATCTTTCGATTATTCAAACGGAGCAACCTTTGGATTTCAAGGTTTGGTTATTGGCGACACTAAATTTGGCATTATCGGTACAAGCAAATTGGCAGCTGAATCGGGTGGCAACGAACCAGTCATTGACCTGACCCCAAACGTCTATCACGTCAACATTACCCGAGGCCGTAATATCCAACGTGACACATACGACGCTGGAACGGCCGTTATACGCGTTTTAGACCCACAGTCATACTTTAACCCTCAGAACACCTCATCGCCTTACTACGGGTATCTAGCACCCCTTAGAAAGATACGCGTATCAGCTACCACAGCCACAACTCAGAAGTTCTTATTTTCGGGATATATTACTGACTACAAATACACCTATCCGGTTAATCAAGATACCGGTTATGTCGATATTTCATGTACCGATGGATTCCGTCTATTTCAAATGGCTAACATTTCAACGGTTACAGGTGGCGTGGCAGGGCAGACAACCTCAGCCCGCATAGCCTCAATTATGGATCAAGTGTCGTTCCCTTCCTCGATGCGCACTCTTTCGACCGGACTTAACACTTGCGTGGCTGACCCCGGAAATACCCGAACCAGTCTTGCGGCGATTAAGAACGCAGAAGTTTCTGAAACTGGCGCGTTTTATATGGATGGCACAGGACAAGCCATATTTAAAAACCGTGCCGACGTTATGACTTCTCTTGCTAAAACACCTGTAGCTTTTAATCAAACCACAGGAATTCCTTATCGCAATCTTGTATTTGCTTTTGACGATAAACTGATTATCAACCAAGCCAATTTTGGTCGCGTTGGTGGCACAGTTCAAACTGCTTATAACCAGACTTCCATAGATAAGTATTTTCCACATAGCATTACTCAAACTGACCTTGTGGCAGAAACCGATACTTTGGTGCAAAATATTGCACTTGAATATGTCGCAACCCGCCAAGAGACCACAATTCGCATTGACGAAATGGTTGTTGATCTCTTAGACCCAGCAGTCCCGACCGACACAATGATTGGCCTCGATTATTTCGATAACTTGCTTATCACCAATGTTCAACCAGATGGATCAACTATTGTCAAAAACCTTCAATATCAGGGCATCAACTGGGATATCACCCCCAATAAGATGATGGCAACTATTACAACTCTGGAACCCATAGCCGATGGTTTCGTGGTTGGAAGCTCGTATTACGGTATAATCGGCACTAATACATTGAGTTACTAGGAGAATCATGGCAGCAGGACTGGGATTTAAGACATTTGCGACAGGAGACGTCCTTACAGCAGCCGACACTAATGGCTACTTGATGAGTCAAACAGTAATGGTATTTGCTGATTCCTCAGCTCGCTCAACCGCTATTACAAGCCCGCAACAAGGTATGGTTACCTTTCTTAAAGGAACAAATTCAACCGAGTATTACAATGGATCAGCATGGGTCGCAATAACTGGAAGCGCGAGTAGTTTCTCCGGAGTCTCATTAACTAAATCAGCTGCGCAATCAATCGCAAGCGTAACGACCACTTTAATCACTTGGGATGTTGAAGATTACGACACGGACAATTTCCATAGTACATCCAGTAACACAGAAAGAATAACAATTCCAGCTGGAAAAGCTGGAAAATATCTTATACAGGCTAGAGTCAGTACAGTTCCAAATGGAACCGGAATTCGTAGTGCGGGCGTTCAAAAAAATGGCTCGATTGGAATAGTCAGTATGGATCTTAATAATCAATCAACAGGTGCAGACACGGTATTAGTCCTAGATAAGACTGTCACAGCTAGTGTTGGAGATTACTTTACTGTTTACATATATCAAACTACTTCTGGTTCATTAAATACAGAATCTTCCAATATATCTGCATATATGTTTTTCCAGATGACTTACTTGGGGGCATAATGGACTTCTATTCACAAATTATTAGCGTCTATCCTGAATTAAAATTTACAGATGAAAAGAATTTATTTAGAGATGGCACTATAAAAATAAACGATGATGGTGATGGAGTTCAATACATTTCCGCTTGGAATTATTCCAAACCTATGCCTAAATCTTTAGAAGGCTAATAGTGAAAACTCCATGGTTATGCAAAGCTGGGCAACAATTAAGGCTGCAAATCGATGATAGTTTCTCAGATAGAGATAGAACCTCGGACGGCTGGATTGGCGACACTCGTCATCAGGCACGTCCTTCTGACCACAATCCTGATGAACAGGGTATCGTCAGAGCCATTGATATTGACAGGGATTTATCTGGTAAAGCCAAGCCAGACCTCATGCCTGACCTTGCAGATCAGATACGACTCTGCGCTCGAGGTAACGATAAAAGAATCGCTTACATCATATTCGCAGGTCGAATCGCGTCGCCTAAAAAATCTTGGGTTTGGCGTCCTTATGATGGCATTAATAAGCACGACCATCATTGCCATATCAGTTTTACCAAAACGGGCGACACAGATTCTACGTTCTTTAATATCCCGATGATAGGTGGCAAATAATGGCAAGTACATACAACTCAACTATTGACCAAGGCTCTGATTGGTACTTGACCCTTATCTATAAGGATTCATCAGGCACAGCCATCAACCTAACTGGATATACAGCTGCTATGCAGTTGCGCGTGAATCCTAACAGCACCACGGCTGACCTCACTTTATCTACAGGATCAGGTATTACCATTACAGGTTCTACTGGCACTATCGTGGTTCATGCAACTGCCATACAGACTGCTGCCTTAATTGCTAAGAACTATGTATATGACCTTGAAATTAAATCTTCTGGCAATATCGTTACTCGCCTTATACAAGGCACTCTCAATGTAAGCGCAGAGGTAACTCGTGTCTGAAATAGTAATTATTCAACCTGACGAAAACAACGTGGTTGTAGAGCAGGTTACTCAACTCGTTCAAACTGCTGCTAACAGCCTTCCCGGACCTCAAGGGCCACAAGGCGCGACTGGCGCAACTGGGGCTACTGGTGCAACAGGAGCGACCGGTGCTAAAGGTGACAAAGGCGATACAGGAGCGACAGGTTCTGCTGCCACTATTGCAGTTGGAACAACATCGACTGGAGCAGCTGGTACTTCCGCTTCTGTAAACAATTCTGGAACATCTTCTGCTGCCGTATTTAATTTTACTATTCCACAAGGTGCTAAAGGCGATACAGGTAATGCTGGTACTAACGGTACTAACGGTACTAACGGTACTGACGGCACTGCCGCTACAATCGCAGTCGGTAGCACAACTACAGGTGCGGCAGGTACATCGGCTTCGGTAACAAATTCAGGTACTTCATCAGCTGCAACATTCAATTTCACTATCCCTCGAGGTGACACAGGAGCTACTGGAAGTACAGGCGCAACAGGAGCAACTGGATCATCCGGAGTCATAGCGGTTAATGCTCCGCTTACTAATGCTGGAAGTTCTACCTCTGCCAACCTTTCAGTCTCAGCTGGTTCTACATCGGCTGTTGGCGTTCTCCAGTTGACAGATTCAACATCGAGTACAAGTACAACTACTGCGGCAACGCCTAACGCGGTTAAGTCTGCCTATGATTTAGCAACAGTTAAAAATCCTACAGTTGGTCTAATATCTGGATATTTCTACAAGACTCCAGTTGCTAACTTGTCTTCTGTTTCTTCTACGCATCAGACAGTCTATTACACCCCAATCTACATACCAGCAACAACTACTATAGACCGACTTACTATGCAAACATCTACGCTTTTTGTTGGAACAGCAACGGTCAGATTAGGTATTTTTAACAATTCCAATGGTCAGCCTTCAACAGTTCTATTAGATGCGGGAACTGTATCTGCCACAGCAGCGAGTACCGCATATTCAATTACAATATCTCAATCTTTGACTCCTGGCTTTTATTGGCTTGGTTTTTGCCAACAGGGAACTGCTCCAACTACTGGCAGTTACATTGGAAATACGGCAAGCACGACTACTGCAAATCTTTACATTTACACTTCTTCAACTACGAGCGGAAACCAAATTGCCGGTTATATTCAATCTTCTGTAACAGGCGCATTTTCTACAGCTGCATCTTTAACTCCTGCTACTGTCGAAACATACACTTGGCTAAGGGTTGCATAATGAGAATGATTACTTACGGCGTGGGCGGCTACGATGAAACCAAGCCAAATAACAACATAGTTGAAGAAATCGACATCCCAGAGGAGACAGAATGAAGAACCCAATCGTCCTAAGCATCGGAGCATTCCTAGCAGTCTGGGGTACAACCTCGAACTTCTCGCTGGACTATCGCTCAATTCTTGGTTCAATCGTCGCTGGCGTATTTGGTTACGCAACGCCTAAGAAATGAGCGCGCAGGACTACGCGGCATTATCCGTCGCTATAATTACAATTCTTGGCGGCGTTTCAGCTTATGTCCAGTTTATGATTAAGCATTACTTAAGCGAACTCAAGCCCAATAGTGGGTCAAGCCTTAAAGATCAAGTCTCTAGATTAGAGGCGCGTGTCGATACCATCATCGACCTACTAGGTAAGTAACACTTAAGTCATGGCAAGGAAACGACCAGTCATAGACTTAGATACTTACTCGGCTTTAGATGCTTATGCAATAGCGTTGAATGAGTATTACAAAGCTTTGCGTAAGGCTGGCTTTACTGAGACTCATGCGTTCTGGCTACTATCAGACCGCGAATCATTCCCTGACTGGATTGTGCCTAATCTGCCCAACCGAATAGATAACATACCCTACGAGGACGACGACGAGGACTAATGAAGAAAATCGTAATCCTGAGCGACTTGCAAGTGCCTTTCGAGGATATACACGTTACTCAGAACATAGCACGATTCCTCAAGACCTTTAAGCCAGACCAAACAGTTACCATTGGTGACGAGATTGACTTCCAAACCATAAGCAAGTGGTCAGAAGGCACGCCTCAAGCATACGAGCAAAGCCTTGGCGATGATAGAGATCAATGCGTTGAATTGCTTTGGGAATTAGGCGTAACAGACTGCATACGATCTAATCACACAGACCGCCTTTATAACATTATCATGAAGAAAATTCCAAGCTTCTTGAGCCTTCCAGAGTTGCGTTTTGAAAAATTCATGAAATTCGATGAACTAGGCATAACTTTCCATAAGACTCCCATGAACATAGCGCCTAACTGGATTGCAGTTCACGGCGACCATACTCCCATCAAGCAGTTAGGCGGGCTCTCAGCCCTCGAGGCGGCTCGTAGGCACGGCAAGAACGTTATCTCAGGACATACTCACAGAGCAGGGCGTAGCGCCTTCACAGAAGCCTCTGGAGGGCGTATAGGGCGTGTTTTACACGGTGTAGAGGTGGGAAACCTCATGGACTATAAGAAGGCTCTCTACGGCGGTTCTACAGGGTCTTTTAACTGGCAGCAGGCGTTCGCCATCATGTATGTGCATGGATCAACGGTTCAAGTGGACATTATTAACATAGAAAAGAACGGTACGTTCATTGTGCAGGGCAAGGTCTATGGACGAATTAGATAGCCGATATAATTGGCTTACAGCCCAAGAGAGATCCCTAGCGCAAGCTATATCGCTTGGGCTTTCATAATGGAAGGGTTTGCTAGACCTGATTTTGGTGATGAGACTGTGGACGAAATCGTTATCGTTTCGTTATCTAAAAGGGGCTTCTGTCGCCTCTATCTGATGTAATACTTCTGCCGTACACGAAATACGGCGTACAGAAGGGCTCACATGAATATAGATCACGCACTACTACTCATGGCAATCACAGCTGGATTCTTCGGCTTTCTGATTGGCTACTCAAAAGGACACGAACACGGCAAGATTGCTGGTCGTATCGCTTACCGCAAGTCACAGCGCACACTCGAGCAGGTGGGTCGATGAATGCTAGAGACTATCTCAACGAAGCGAGAACTACTATCCAAGAC